ATCAGTCTGTAATGCTAACACCATAATATCAGTCATAGCTTTTACATGATCGTCATACAATTCAGGCACTTCAATAGGCGCAGTAGACAAATTAGATCCTTGTGTTCTTAGTTTGTTCTCTAAGTTAGCAATCCTTACTTCTACTTCTCTCACAGATTCTAAAAAGTCCCCAAGACGAGCCTTGTCCTGGTTACCCAACTTCTTCCCTAAAGTCGCTGATGAATCCATAATGCTATCAAGCAAACTACTGTCTACGCTTGTACGCATTAGTCTTTCTTCATGTGTAGCACCATACCCAAACATTTTTTCAAACAATGTTCTTGGGTTAATTTCCATGGGTAAGTTTGATTTATCTGTATCCCAACTAATTGAATTAATGTAAGCACAACTTGAAGTACCATCACAGGCACCTATCATTTCTGATACATCTTCTATACCCAATTGCATACTTGGTAATACTGTATCACCTCGTATTTTATCTGCAATCATCTGGTCAATTGTTTTGCCAGCTTCTATATCTGCACCAGCAGTATCTTTAGCAACGGCACCAGATAACCATGTAGCGGAACTTGTGGCGTGGCCAGAACCTGCATGATTACTTGTATTGAGTTTCATGCCACGATAAATGCTAACCTGATCCTGATAAGGTTGCAGTGGCTTTAAAATGCCATTGTAGTTCCACTCGTCTAATATGACACCGTGAGGAACATATACGAATGCGGCTCTGAATTGAGGGTTTGTTTGAGCAGATGCCAATGGAATCATAGCATCTAGTACGGGTAATGCAAGTGCTGCACCTGCACCTTTTAGCATAGTTCTGCGATTTAAAAGCATAACTGTCTCCTGTAAAGTTAATTACCTTTGACAGTTAGCGATGCTATCACAGTAAGCTAACCTGTTCGCTCGGGTCTTTAGCCCTTGCTAAAAGTATATTTACTATTTATATTATTTTTTACCTATAGCCATAAATCTATCAAAGAAAACTTTACCTTCCCAGTTATAATAAAACTGCTCTATTTGTCCTGTGTAGAGTGGTTTTTTTATGCCTGTGTTTTCTAAATGACCTTCAATACTATCAACACAATTAATACCATACATTTCCTGAATTACATTACTAGTTTGTAAGGCAAACATACAATCAGGATTTTTTGTTTTTAGTTCTCTGAGAGGATACATTTGTTCACATCCCAAAGAAATAACAATATCAGTATCAAGAGCATTGATGTCATGGAATGCAAATGGAACATCTAACTGAAGATGATTTATGTCAATACCGTTGTCAGTATAATACTTATTAAAAACCTTAGATAATTCTAGTGCTTCGTTATCAATATCAATCAAATCCATATGCTTTACTTTGATATTCTCACAGATGAGAGGCACAAGAGGAAACCCCAACCAAGAATTTAATACAATAATATTGTATTCTTTGTCTGGGTCTAACTGTTTTACAAGTTCTTCCATTAACCAAACAGCAGCATCCATTGTGTTTGGGTTCATGGACTTTCTAAAGTCATCATGTTTGTGAGGCATTTCATGCTCAATCTTATCAAGCGCCATACCCCAATACCTGAAACTAGTCAGGAAGTTTAATCTTAACATCTTCTGGTCTCCCCATTGAATCGTATAAACATATAAATGGTGTTTCTCTGTATTTAAATTGTTCTATATCATTTGGATATTGATACCCGTAGTTATAACTGTACACCCAACCACTAGGAAAGTGTCCTATATGATCGTGACTAAACTTGTTGTAAAATAAATTGTCTAGCCCTCTAAAATAGAAAAACATTTGACTGGGGTAATCTTCAGTCATCTTATTGAATCTTTTCATTTCTTCTGATTCAGTTAGCCCATCGTTCCATCTTAATATACTAGAATTTAGATTAGTATATTTGTGTGGTATATGCTCAGTATCTTTTTTCATTTTTTCAAGATTATGCCATTCAGTCTTAACAAATAATAATTTATTATCACATGGATAATCAATAAAACTATCTAGATTTCTTTGTATCTTAATATCTAAATCAAGAAAAAGTTTTTCTCCTTTCTGTGTGACTACATCAGTACGAAACAGATATAGTTTATTCCACCATTTTTGATAATAGTTAGATAGAGGAATATCAATAATATTAATATCAGAAGATATACCAAAAGAATTTTCTGTTATACAATGAAATTGAAAATCAATTGTCAGCTTAGATAAACAATCTAAGTAAACAGCATTAACATGAGAGCTAGAATACTTATTGCCCCATTTAACTGTATAGATGTGTATCATTTCCAATGCGCCAATAAGTTAGGGTCTGCTAAATCATCTTGTTTTGTATGCCCTCTACTCTTATCTTTAAATGGTAACAAGTCAATGTTGAATACACAGAGTATAGCACCCGGACGATAAGTGTCTACTCTCAGGTCATCCTCATCCCACGAACGGCCTCTGTTATATGAGTATGCCATCCAACTTGGAAAATGTCCCCATAGTTTTTCTTTGCTAAAATCTCCCCACCGCCAGCTGTGATAATTATCAGTACCGTCAGTAAATGTGAACCATATCTGTTCTTGATGTTTTAATACATCTTCCCATATACATTCACATTGGTCATCCGACCACACTTGACAAGATCCATTTGTGTATGCACCGTGAGCAAGTTTAAAGTTTCTACTTTTCATTGGACGAGGATCTTGCCACCAACTTCTGAGTTTTGTTGGCCTATCTAAGTCGTGTGTAATGATAGGGCCCATATCATTTTGTATTATAACATCTAAGTCTAAGAAAACGAAACGCCCCGTAGGCTTATCGTCAGCGAAGTTATGAGTATTAAAAACAAAAGTTTTAGGACGATCCCAGCAGCGAGCCATTCCATACTTGAAATTATCAGAACCAAACCAATACTTAGGATGAATATTAGGAATGTCAGGAAAGTCAATAACTTTAATCCCAGGATCAAGGCCTTCAGGAAGATCCGTGTAACAATAAAAATGAAAGTCAAATATGCTATCATCAGTGTTACGTTTAGCCATTGAATATAATTTATTGACAAAATGTGGTCCATATTTTGTTCCCCATTTGCAGCAGATATAATTTACGCGCATCTCCATAACCTCAACAGTTCTTTATCTTTCAACCCCTCTAATTTAATTTGTTTTTTTACTCCAGGGTCAGGTGTGTTGTCTACATTAAATAAACAAATTTTAGGGTCAGGCCTATACATATGTTTTTTCATATCACTAGGATATTTCATTCCTCTGTTATAATTGTATACCCAATCATAAGGAATATTTTTCCAAAAATCTCGCTGTCTCCAATAATGATAGTTATCAGATCCTTTATAAAAGGTAGTAAAGACCATTTCTTCTTCCATAATAACATCATAGTATATGTGCTTAGTTTGTTCATCATCCCAAAGCATCATACTAGAATTGTAAAAAGTTCCTCGCATTTCAAAAAATAATCTTTCATGTTTTTGTTTTACTGGTTGCCACTGTACATGAATGATTCTTGGTTTTTTAGCAAGTTCGTCTATTTGATCTATATTGTTTTGAATGATTATATCGAGGTCAAAGTAACACCATTTTCCCTCATGCCCTAGCCACTCCTTAGAATTAAATACAAGAAACTTTGATCTGTCCCAGCAATATTTCTCTTTGCCGAACCAATAGTTGGGGTGAAGTAGCCCGTCATCAGGTATAGGGTGTGTATCACATTTAAGACCTTCTATGTCATCTGTATAACACGTAAAGGTAAAAGGCCCTGTATAGTTTTTCTCAACCATACGATATAAATTATTTACATAATCTGGGGTGTATTTACTTCCCCATTTTATACATACGAAGTTCATCATAATACTCTTGTTTTATATGTGGGAACCTATCTTGACCGTTTAATAAAGCTATTGTATATTCTGGTTTTAATTTAGATTTTTTTTCTGCTTGGTCAGCTAGTTCTCCGCCCCACATATAGGAATAAATCTCACCCTTAGGCCAGTGTTCAAATGTAAACTCCTCGTGAAAAAGAAATCTATCATCTCCTGCATATTTTACCATATAATAATCTTGTTCTTTTAACCATTTTTCGTAAATATAAGTAGCGTCTTCCCACAACATGACACTTGAATTAAAATTACTTAAATAATTATAAGACCAGCGATTATCTTTATGATAAGGAAATTCTAATGGTTTCCAATAAGTATAACAAATTACGGGGTGCTTGTCAAGATAATTAAACAAATGATCCAAATCTTTTTGGATGGAGACATCTAAATCCAGATATAAGATTTTACCTAGATTGTTAAGTTGAAATAACTTCACTTTCTCCCAATGGCCGTCTGGTTCATGGTCAATAGAAATTGTATAAATATTCGGATGTAATCCTTTAGGATTGTCGGTCACGCACACATAATTATATTTGCCGTTGGTGTCGAGGTATATACGGTTTACATCATCTGACGTATATTTGTCACCATATTTTAAGGTCAAAATAGTTTTCATTACAAGTCCAAAATGTTATAAATAAGTAGAACACACTAATACTTATAAGATATTTATATGGCTACAGTAAACAATATTGTAATAGATCAAGGAACGACCTTTAGCTTTACTTTCAGCTTGGATAATGCTGACGGCACTAATAAAGATCTTACTGACTATACTGTAAATGCTCAAATAAGAAAAAGTTATTATACGTCTACTAAGGTTGATTTTACTACAGCAAAAGTAGATGCAACTGGTGAGATTACTCTAAGTCTAACAGCGGCAGAGACTTCGACCTTGAAAGCTGGTAGATATGTATATGATATTGAAATTGTTAGCAGTAGCGAAACGATTAGAGTATTAGAGGGCATTATAACTGTAACCCCTGAGGTAACTCGATAATGGCTGTCAAAGTAACTTTAGCTAGCTCAAGTTCTAGCACAAGAATCCCTAAAGTAGTAACATCTTCTTCTAGGGTACAAACTGCAACAACACTTGAAGGTTTGGCAAATGTTGATCTAGCAGGAGCCGAAGATGGTTATACATTTACATTTGATGCAGACACAAACAAATGGGTTGCTACTCCGGTATCTGGGTTGGCAATAGATTCAAACAAAATTACAACACTAGATGGCGGCACTTTTTAATAATAACAATTAGTTTTTTTAAACCCAAAAACGAGGAAATAACATGGCAACAGTCATTCAAATTAAACGCTCTTCAG